CGCGCGAGCCGTTGGTTAGGCTCTTGCTTTGTGATATCCAAACCCCACGGCTTGATACGCCGCTCTATCACACGGCCGAGACCCCGCTGGAACATGACGTTCAGCGAAGGCTCGACAACGATTGAGCGGTGCGTTAAAGCCGTTTTTGCGACGAAGCCCAGCTTACCGTCCCTGACTAGGGAACGGAGCTGTTTTACCTCACCAACGTACTTGGTCCAGCCGGGCATCATGCCGGCTATCCTTGGTACGAAGCGAAGAAGGCTTGCACTACACTGGTACCCCGCACTTAGTTTCGTACGGGGATTCGACTTTGCCTTAACGACATCAGTCGTGGCACCTTTGCCGAATACCAGGTGCAGGTCCTCAACCACTGGTGCATCCCCAAGCATTTGGTCCATTTTTCGCATAACGCCGTGGAGTACGGCCTCTACGTATGGGCGGAATTGGAATCCCCCACGGGACCAAGCCTGGAAACACTGGTTGGTAAGCCTGCACTGCTCTTCAGCTTTACGAAACTTCTCCCATGCCGACTTTTCACGGTCGACCTCTAGGGGGAGATCCTCGTACTTCGTGAGAAGTCCGAGGGCCTGCCGGATGTGCATCAGCGCGTTAGCGCTGTCACCATCACGGTAGGTAAGTTCGTACTCACACAGACCCATGAAATCGCGGCGATCAAGCATGCCACATAAAACTTGGGCCCTTTCGTCTGAATTAACAGCTTCAAGGAGGTGAGAAGAAGCCAGCCGACACAAAACGCTAATTGCCTCTTGTTTCGGGAACCGTTTGCCCCAGTCCAAGTTGGACATGGATCACTCCTTTTTTGAGATGATTTGGGGTTTACTCGCTCGACCATTTCTTTTAGGTCGGGTAGATGAGACCGTCCACACACTCCGAAACGACGCCGGCCACCGCAGCTGCGGTGGTAGTCGACACGTTGTTGGAGAGGTTGGTCAGTAGCATCCGTGCGAGACGCCGGGAGGTTACGGTGGAACGCGGGTGAGCATAGCTCGTCCAGACGTTCCGGTCCGTAAACGCAACCTTAGGCGCGGCGGTATAACCAGAGGCGTTGGCGCCGGTCACGGATTCCATTACAGGAACACGGACGTCGAAATTAGACACCACGGTACCCGCCTTCGTCTTCTCAACGGTCAGGACCGCAAAGACCTGAGCTTGATCCGGAAGCGACGCGAGTTTTTCGCGCCACGTAACGGTGAGCTTTCCGCCAATGCGTTCCACGCTGATGGGAACAAGGGTGTGGGACACGGGTGGTGTAGCGCCGTCAAAGACGACAATATTGCCAACTGCGGCCATACTTTTCTCCTTTTAATAACTCGCTGTGTCGGAAGGACAGCGGCCCTTGGTTACAAGGTTGGTTGGGAATGCGTCAAAGTCGACGCGGGAGTCCGAAAAGAGCTACTGCATCTAACGTACGCTTCAACGCCAGCTCACTCTTGCGCACCTCCAAATCAATGGAGGGGTACGGAATGGCTGGGTTGGTGCCTACCGTTCGATTCAGGGCTATAGAGGTGAACGAATAATCACCCCCACCACTAACCACAACGTTCCCTACGTTTCCGTAGCACCCCCGAACCGTACGAGTCACCTTATGGGTGATCACGAACGTTCCTTCCGTCTTCCGCCAGAAATCTACGGCAGAAAGGAAATTGCCGACTGGAAACATCCAGTCAATGACAAAGGAGTACGGGATTTTCTCCCAGAGAACTGATGCAGGGTCCGATACTCCGGACCAGACCAATATCTCATTGGCCATGGTGGTGACAAAAACTACCGCTGCCGCCTTGTGATCTGTCAAGGTCGGTGAGCCGAACCACGTACCGCTGGCACTACTTTTGTGCCTAGCACGGAAGCGGTTCTTTTTCACGCGGTTGTTTATGTTGGCTAACATCTGGCACTGCTGGTCAATGTCCATTAATGCAGGGCGGATCGCGTACCTCCAAGCCAGCCAGTAGTCACCGGCGTTCTTGATAGGCAAATTGCGACTCACCCTGCGGACAAAGTTCTGGGCATACCGCTTTCTTCGCTTCCCTGAGAGGGACTCGTAGGTGGCGGCATGGAGCAACAGATTGCTCACGCCCTTCGCTAATTGGCCAATTGTGTTAACCGTTTCCCGCATCTCCGCTATTGTCACAG